ATCCGCACGGCATTGATTGTTACGACATGGCCTAAAGCGTATTGGCTCATATTCCAATCCTCTTGCGTGTACTGCCACTCATCTGTAAACGCTTCAGGGTTTGCTGTTCACCCTGTTTAGCACCTTGCTGTGCAGCTTGCTGCATTCCAGTCTGGAACTGATCAGCAGTTACGTAATCGACGCTATTGATCCGCTCCACTGTGTAGCGAACATCGATTGGAGCGGCAAGAACAGTTCCACCACCTCCTTCTGCTGTTTCAGCTGCACCGGATTCTGGAATGACAGAGTTGCCACGACTGCCGCGTGAATAACGCGACATTGCGGTACGCATTTTAGATTCAGGGATGACATATTCAGGCTCGCCACCTTCTCCAATCAAAGCGTTAGTGGGGCCTGAAACATATCCGCCTTCTGCGAGCGGATAAGAAAAAGAAGGTGATGTTGGGAAAATTCCACCAACACCGCTATCAAAAGCACCAGTCATATTACCAACATCACCGCCGCCACCACCACCAGGCCCACCAAGTGCTTTCAAGATGGACTGATACAAAATCATTATTAACTGCTGGGCAATAATCTTTTTAGCCATTGCCAAGAAATCAGCAGCAATAGATTTCAACATGTCCGCGCCAGCTTCTGACACAGATTTAGTGCCGGTGATGACATCACCAAACGCATCTGTAAACGCATTGCCAATAGAAGTGGCGGCGGCTAGCGCTTGTGTTTCTTTTGAAACAAGCTTGTCTAACTCTTCTTGCATACGAACCAATGGATCGTTTTCACGCGCCTTGCGTGCTTCTTCTTCAGCTTTTTTCCTATCTTTTCGCGCTTGATCTTCTATTTTTGCTGCCTCTTTTAACTCTTTATTGTAAGCAATAGCAGCATCACGTTTTTCCTCAAGTTCAATTCTTGCGTTCATTTGAGCTTCAACATCTGCGTCTGCAAAACCTTGTGCGTTTTCGGCAATTTTTCGCAAATCAATGTTTAGCTTTACTCTGCGCTTTTCTTCTTCATTTACGGCAGATGCCAAAGAAGCCTGATCTTTTAGAGCTTGAACCTTTTGCCTTGACAGTTCTACTAATTTCTGCTCGTCACTAATTTTATCTTTGCCAGCAAGTGCTCCATTTGTTGGCTGAATTGCATTAGCTGCAGGCGGCTGCGCCCCAGGCTGCTGTTGATTTGACTGCACTCCTCCGCCAATTCTGGCTAGCTCGCCAACAGCCCCAGAGACTTGCTGAGCCACGCCAGAAACTGCACTGCCTAGAAAATCTTTTACAGCGTTAAATCCTTTCGCAGCTTGCTCAATAATAAATCTAATTGGACTAGGTAATGCCTCGTACAAACTTGCAAGCGTGGACTTAATTGTTTCGCCAAGCCCTGAAAATACACCTACAACTCCCTCTCTAATAGAGTTGGCTAAAGTAAGAACTCTGCCAATATGCGTGGCAACGCCCCGTCCAATTACCGTAAATAAGCCAGTGACCACATCTGTGGTGAAACTGACAGTTTTCATAAATGACTGGAAAGCTTTTTCTAACTCAAAAGCCAAGTTGATGTTTTCCCCAAACGGGGCAAGTTCTTGAAAAAACTGTTGAACGCCAGCAATAAGACCACGAATAGGTGCAAGCGCACTTTTTAACGCAGCTCCAAAAAATTCAACAGTAACTGCAGCTACTTGAAACGTGCCTTTAAGAAGCAATCCAAGTTCTGAACCATCTGCAAAGATATTCGTAAACGCTGTTTGCAAGCGTTTTAGCGCACCATTAATTGTGTCACTTGCTTCAAATGCTGCCTTAGCTGCTGCGCCTTGTGCGTTTTTTTGATTCTCTAGCAGCTTGTTAAATTTCTCGGTGTCGTTCAATAAAGCTAAAATTGAAGGACCAGCCTCTGTTCCAAACGCTTTGATAACTGTCCCAGCGTCTGCACCTGACGCTTTAATTTTTTGAAGCGTGCCCGCCAAACCTTCAGAAGCAAGCGTTGAACTATTAATTGTGATGCCAAAATTTTTGAATTCCTTGCCAACCTTGCCTGCAGCAATCTGAGCTAATGCGGTTTTTAAAGCAGTAAACGTGACCTCTGCTTTTTGACCACCTGCAGTAATTTGAGCAACTGCAGCATTTACTTCTTCAAGTGGAACACTTAACGCCGCTGCGACTGGTGCAACCTTTGCAATGTTTGCCGCATACTCGCCAATAACAATCTTGCCGTCATTTTGCGTTTGTATAAATCCATCGACTAACTTTGATGCTTTATCAGCCTCTAGTCCATAAGCATTTAAAACAGAAGTTGCAGCGTCTCCAACAGTGTTAATGTCGCTAAAACCTCCAGTTGCACCCTGACTGGCAGCCTTTAAAATGTTCGCCGCATCTGCAGCGTTAGTAAAGCCAGCTGACGCAACGTCATAAGCAGCACTCGTCAGATCAAGAACACTAGCTTGACCAGCTAATTCACGACTGACGCCAGACAATCGTGCAGTCAACTCATCGCTATCAACCCCAAGTGAACGAACCTTTGCTTCATCAAAATCTTGTTGAGCTAAAACTTGAAAAGCTTGGCCTAAAGATGCGACTCCCGCAATGATTGCAGAAACAGGGCCAAGCGCCGTTTTTATTGCTGCACCAACTGACGTTATGCCTGTAACAGCAGCTTTTGAACCATTAGCTGCCGCAAAACCTGCCTTGCCTAAACCTCGCAAGCTTGAGCCAGTATCTTTTATCGCACCTTGCGATCGATTAAAAGTATTATTTAATTTTTGAGCCGAGCTGTTGGCTTTATTAAGCGCCGTGACAGCTTGTGCGGAGTTGACCTTAAGTGAAATGTTGGCAACTGCCACAGCAAAAATGCAGCGATGCCGTCAGTCTACCTCCGACGCATTTTTGCGCGATCCATTGCCCTCTCTTCTCTTTCGCCTTTCAGCTGGTAATACGCAGCAAAGTGAAGCAGCTCCGCATCGGTTAACTCCGTGCGAAGCCTGCTAACGGTCATTCCAAGTTCGCAGGCCAGAAAAAACTCAAAGTTAAGCCAACTGTCCTGCTTCAGTCGTTTTTTGCTTCTTCAATGTCAGCCTCTTCGCCGACGCCAAACAAAAACAATTCAAGTTCATTCAGAACAGTTTCGGGCAGCTGACGCTGAAGCTTTGCTGCATCAGCAGGCGCAAAGGCTCTTGCACCATCTTCAAGCTCTGCCATCTGACACAGCATCTGTGTGCTGATGTCTAAGGCTTCATCTGTTCCAGCCAAGCTTTGCGCCTTTTTCCTATCTGCGCGTGTGATGGGCTTGAAATACAAATCGACGAGAACTTCGCCGTCTGCATTTTTTAACTCGAACTTGCGACGCTGGTTAAGGTCGAAAGCCTCAACCAGCAAATCAACAGTGCGACTGTTAGCAGTCATTCAGTAGTTTGAACGTATCACTCAAACTATAGCCCCATCACTCCAGGTTGGAAGTGATAGTGCCGGAGGTTTGGAAGTTGCACGAAACAACCACAAGCTCACCAACAGTAGAAGTAATCTCCATGTCGGTGATGATTCCAGCAAAGGCAACGCTGTCAGTGCCTGATGTTGTCCCTGTCGTAAACAACTCAAAGCTGGCATCAGTTGCGTCATTTACTTTGACGACATCCTCAATCAAGCCAGCTTGGCCAGTTGCGTCAGGGTCATACACCAATTCAATGGTGCCAGTGCCCGAAACTAAACCACCAACAAAAGAACGAAAAGTTGAACCATGAACCGTGGTTTCATAGGTTTCTTTTGTGGTTGACAAACTCCAGCTGCGAGTTCCGACAACAGTTGCAAGGCTGCCACTGCCAGTTTCAAACTGGACTGCGCCTTGTTCTCCGCGAATGGTGGCCATGGTCAGAGTTCCTCGATGAATTCAAAGGTCACACGGACCTGAGTTTGCAGAAAGCCCTCAGGAGAAGCCGAAGCTATAACCTCTGGACCAATTGGAGCGTCGAAGTAAACCCCCGACACAATGACCCTATTGTATAGGTCGCGAATCCTCTTGGCGATAACGTAATTAGCGCCAGGCCCTACGCCTAATGCGCTGAAAACGTTGATGGTCATTAAACCAACCATTCGGTTTTGGGAATTGGTCGTCAAGCCTTGACCTAAATACTGGCTAGCACCAAAGCTGACAAGGCATTGCACCCATGAGCTATCAGGCGTTGGCTCATAGGCCATGTTGTGAAACACGACTGGGATTACAGGACTGCTAGCAAGCTCAGTTGCAAGCCTGCCTTCCAATACAGATCTAATGGTGTTGAGGTCAGCAGCAGCCATCAGTTACGCCTCCTGAATGCTGCAATAAAACTAGGCACCTCATTAACACTAATTTCTTTGCCAATCAGGTCTGGAAAACCAGGTTGCGTACCTTGCCGTGTCCGATACTTGCCCTGCCAACTTGCAGGCAAATTATTTCCATACAAAACAGGCTCTGCATATTCCACATTGTTTGTGATTTCAGCCTGAAGTTTGCCGATGTTTGTTTGCCACGCATTGCGTAGCCTTCCAGTATCAACAGGTGTTTGCTCTTTGACTTGCTTGGTCCAGCTAATCGCAGTCAGCTTTACAACCTCTTGAATTTCCTCTTCCATCAGATCTGCAATCTGATCGATCCTGATCTGACGTGCCATCGTTAAACCCTCAAAATGAGTTCATGAGTAATTGCCGTGTTGTCCTGCTCTTGAGTCACAACACGAATGATCTGATGCGCTACACCTTCAACGACAACACGATCCTTTGTCTCAGGTGCTGCTGGTAAATCTTCAACGCTGACAATCAAACGCTTGTCACCAGCCTGTATTAGCTCATTAACTTCGCGGACATTTACAGCCTCAAGCACACCCTTAACTTCCGTGTCGCTGACAGATTCAGCAACCACGCCAGTCGTGGTGTTGTAGCCGCCAGCTGTAACAAAACGAATTGTCACGTCACCGCCAAGCTTGCCGACGACTTTGCTTGCAGCATTTACTAGTGACTGAGCAAGTCCCATCAGGCAATGTATCCAATGACAGTACCAGAAGTCAGCCTGACCGATGTGATCACAAGACCCTCAATGCAAGAGGACGTATTGAAGTTGATTGCAGTGGCATCGCCTCCAGCAAGGTTTTCGTCAATTCCTTCTGCTGTCAGCGTATGGATCACAGAATCCTCAAGCGCCATCAACTTCACAAACTTGGCAGTGTGAGTTGCTGTGTTGGTGATGA